TGGAGTGTCGGCGTCGAACTCAAAACGGCACTGCCCCAACTTTTTGCGGAGTGCGCCGTAGACCTTAACGACTTTCATGCCGCAGGGCGCAGGCGGTGCTTTTTACATAGTAGCTGCCTAGGACATCACGGCTACTGAGCCGTCCCTGCAAATGATGCAGCACGAGCTGGTCGCCTAGGTAAATGGCGGCATGGTTTGGCAGTGGCGAGGAGAACTGCATCAAGATGGCATCGCCATACTGCAGATCCTCAAACGGAATCTGGCGAAAGCCCTCGTTGGCAAAGTTGTCCATGTACAGGCTCTCGCCTCTTGTCCAAAACTGGTCGCGGCGGTCGTAGTCCCGCAGATCCAACCCGAACTCGCGCTTGTACCAGTCGCGGCACAGGCTGTAGCAATCCACAATGCCGAAGACGAACTCACGCCCCACGTAAGGCAGCTCAAAGCCCTCCGGCTCGCAGTAGCCCCATTGCTCGGTCTGCGGATTGATGACGTGCCAAGGCAAGCCGGATTTTTCGCAGGCAACGCGATCAGCTTGCGACGGGGCGTGGTTCGTTTTGGGATGGCTGTGGACGACTGCCACGATCTCGCCCAGATCCTCGATTTCGGCATACTGCGCCGCGTCAAGGACAAAGTGCTCGCTGGGGGTATCTGCCAAATTGCGGCAGGGGAAATACCGCTTACGACCTTTGACGACCGCAACCAAACCGCATGATTCCTTAGGAAATTCGGCTTGTGCGTGCTCCAGTGCTTTTGCCTTAAGGCTGTCCGATAACTTCATGAGATAAGACCGGCGGACGGGAAGCTGCCGAAGGGTAATTCCGCTGTCTCCCCGAATCGCAACTTGCACGAACTGAGCCGCTTGCCGCAACGGTCTTCGGCCAACACGCCGACAGTGTTGTCGTTGACATCAAAGTAGTTGCTGCCTGTGTAGCCGCACTCACCGCTTCGGTATTGCCACTGGCAAATATTGGCAATGATCTGCCGACGAGGAATTTTGATGCCCGCCAAATCAAACTTGCTTGCCAATTCAAAGCTAACGACATCGCGGCTTTCGCTTGCTTTGCGATCGATAAACCAGATCTCATCAGGGAACTTGGCATACGGATCGGCGCCAGTTTCACCGTCTAAGTACTTTTTCAGCGTGCGGATACGTGTGACCTTGGCACCGCCCAGATCGTTGCCTGCAGTGGTTGCGTTCACCAGCAGCAGCAACGTTGTGATGGTGCCGCCTAGGTTGGCAATAGTCAGCGTCGGGCGCGGCAGCGTCCCAGTGTTGCTGTAGTCAAAGCCTTCCGCCTTGATCGGCAGCCGCGTGTATGCATTACCGTTCCAAATGATGTTGCCCGTGACGTTGGCATTGGCGCCATTGTGGAAGCGGTACACATCACTGCTGCCGTGCAACGTTGCATCAAGCTGCAGCTCAAACAGTTCAATGATCGCGCTAGGTGCGATCGCAGCCAGCTCATCAAAGACGCTGCTAATCGCAACCCAAGTGACCGTGCCATCGACAATCGTGCTGCCAATATCCGTTGGCCACGTAGGTTGAGTAGCGCCGCTAGTGCCAGCAACTTGGCACTGGAACACCAAGCCAGAAGCCTGCAGCGTGGTGGCGCGAACGATGTTGCCAACGCTGTAGCTATTAGTAGCAGCCCAAGATGCGTATGCCATCAGGGTTCAAATACTTCGCGGAACGTCGCCGTAATTGTTGCCCGACCGTTATATGTAATCGTTTTGTCCCACTGCGGGCAGACCCACTTATAAGTCACTGCCTCATCAGGAGGCGCCCACTCAAACGCGGCATTGTCGTCTGCACGCGCATCTAGAAACGCTTCAATGGTGTCACTGTTGGCTTCAGTGATGTTCTGCCATGTCAGTGTCCATACCTTTGGATTTTGGTTTAGCCCGTAGGTTAGACGCTGCTCATAGCCATCACCGAACTGAACCGTGCGGACAATCGGTTGGTTGGCCTTAGAAGCGCCGTAGGTTGGGTTGATAGCAGGAAAGGTAGCCATTAAGAGAGCAAGCCTCCTGGGCGCTTCTGTTTAATCAATTCTTGCTGTACCGCAAGACCAATCACCTTGCCGAGCTGGCTTGCCTGTCCAGGATCGCCCTGCACGCTACTACCGCCAGCGTCTACGTTCACCACCACGTTACCCATGCCACCAAAGCTGGCAGCAGGTGCGATACCACCGCTACGCCCAGGCATGAACAGTTCAGGACCACGCTCACCGACGAGGTAACCCTGACCAGCGGTAACGCTCCCACCCATGGCGCGCCTACCCAATGAGCCTGTAAGGAAACTGAAAAAGCCTCTTCCATCATTACCAGCCAAACCTTGCAAACCAGCTTGTATAAGCAAATTACCAAGCGACTTCAGAACATTTTGCAATGAACTGTTAAAATCATTTGTTCCTTGAATTAGCCCGGTAATAGTTGAAGTAAATGTGCTCCCAATGGCATTGAGCAGTTGCTGTTCTTGTTGCAGTAAAAACTGACGCTCCAAAAGTTTTTTATTGACTTCTGTTTCGTCTTTTACCTTTTGAGCAGCAAGTTTAGGATCCGCGCCTTGTGCAACAAGTTCAGCAATTCGTCTGCGTTGATCTGCTTCCTCTTCACCTAGCGCAAGAATATTTTGTTTATACGCTATTTCTGCTGTGATTGGTTCTACTGCTTTAGCGGCATCTATAGCTTTTTGCTTGTCTGCCATCGCAAGTTCTTGAGCCGTTTGAATTTGACTTTGTTTTAATTGTTCGGCAATTTTTGCAATACCAATTTGCTTTTCAGCTAACGGTACAGAACTTTGCTCAATGGCATATGCCTGATGAAGAAGTTCTGTCTCACGACCTATTCCTTCAAGCCTGATACGATCTTCCTCATTTTTAGTAATCGCTGCCTGAGCTAGCAAACCTTGTAATTGAGTTTGCTGCTGCAATAAACGAAGCTCACGTGTCAGCTCAGGCACTTGACTCTCGCGTGGCTTTTTATTCTTTTGCTTGGTCAGTGGATCTATGCCAACTCCTGAAGAGTCATCAAGATTCGATTGAGTTGTTGCCTCAGGTTTGAAATTACTAGGATTAAGCCCTAATACTCCTCTTGCAAATTGTTGCTCTTCAGATATTCTTGTTTGCTCTGCTGCCATAAACGGCGACATCGCAGTCAGAGCCAAGGGTCCAACTACGGGTATTTGAAATAATGGACTTGATTTCGCCAATTTTTTTTGTCGCTCCTCTTCTTTTTTTTGCAGTGCCAACAAAGCTTTTCGCTGCCCCGCTTGTGCGCTGACAACTGTCTCACGAGTAGCGCCTTTGAATGCTGCTGCAGCACCTCCTGCTGCTCTGCGTTTCTGCAATTCTTCAATACTTTTTGCTTCCCCAACAACGTTGCTTACATAGTTGATACCAGTGGTGACAATCCCAATGACCGACAAAGCTCTTAGGCTTGCAGCTAAAGTATTAACTAACGGCGCTGCTATTGCCGCAACACGTCCAGTTCCTGTAATACCTCCTTGAAGTAAAACCAATTTTGCGTTTCCCGTAAGTGCTGCTGCACCAGCCATTGCTGTCTGGGCAGTCAGCAAAGCCATTGCACCCTTAAACAAAGCGGCTGCGCCAACTATCAACCCAATAAACTTTTTCAGTAACGTAATTTGAATAACTAGCTTGGTTACTTCAACAACTGCATCGAGCACAGGTTTAGGTAGTTGCCCAATACCTTGCACAAATTCAGCAATGCCGTTAGCAAGCGGCACAAGCTCCTCAATGAATCGAGACAACACTGGTAGCAACGTTCTGCCCAGCGACAACGCTAATAGCTCACCAGAAGACTGCAAAGTTTGCAGTTGTCCATTAAATGTTTTTAGGGATGCTTCAAAATCTTTTTGTACAGTACCTGCCGCTGCTGCACCACCTGCAGCAGCCTTAAGCTCTTCGTATTCCTTTTTATATTTCATCAGCGCCATCAATGCCAATTTGGCTTCTTTGTCGCCAAATATCTGCGATAACTTAAATGTATCTTTGCCCGTGACACGAATCAATTCTTTGATTGCAGCATCCATAGGGTTGACACCCTTTGCCACTGCATCCTTCAGAACTTTTTCAATGTCTACACCAAATTTTTTAAAGTTTTTGACGGTCTCCGGTGCCGTCATTTTCAATAACGCATCCGTCAGTCGTGTAGATGCCTCAGCAGCGCCGGGGGCATCTTTGCGAACCACCTGCATCATTGCCGCCAAGGCAACCGCGCCTTCTTTGCCTCGGATGCCTAGTGATGTTGCAGCAGATGCAATGGTAGGCATGAACTGAGCCATGTCTTTCAGTTCAAATGCACCCGCCTTGCCAGCAAATGCCAAGGCGTCAAATGTTTGTTTTAATTCATTTGGTCTAATCTTAAGTGCGCTTTGTAGCTGAAAACCAGTCTTAGTGACATCAGTCAATTCCGAGTTAGTTGCCACGGCAACCTTCCCAAGAGTCTCCATTGACGCCACTGCGTCATTTAGCTTCAAACCCTGCGCCACAAGGTCTTTGACACCTTCGGCTAACACCGTGGGCGCTAGGTTTGTTTTACTTGGGGCAGACAACTGCTTAAGGCTTTCTGCTAGCTTCGTGATTTCCTTTTCGCTAGCGCCTGCAGTTTTGCCAATCTCACTTAAAACAGATTCAAACTGTGATGTTGTACGTACTATTTGTTGAAGAGCAAAACCTGCACCAAGAGTAGAAACAAGGCTTGCGATACTAGCCGCTGCACCTTTGGACGCCTGCTCAAGACGGTTTAATTCTTTGACCGCGCCGCCGGTCCTTACCTGTACGTCTACAACCGAAACAGCCACGGCGATACCTCCCTATAGAGTCAGTCTACCGTTTTGACTTTGCCTTATCCATTGCTTCTTTTTCGCGCTTGCCTTTTATCTCGTAGAAGGCTGCAAAATGAACAAACTCAGCGTCCGTCAACTCGCTACGCAAACGACTAACTGTCATCCCGAGCTTAGTAGCCAGGAAGAACTCAAAGAACAACCAAGAGTCTTCCTCTAATCGTTTTTTGCTTCATCTATATTGCCGTCACCACCTAGCCCGAACAGGAACAGCTCTAAATCATTTAGCACACGTTCCGGCAGCTCTCGCTGCAGTTTGGCAGCATCAGCAGAGGCAAAGGCTTTAGTGCCATCTTCAAGCTCTGCCATTTGACATAGCATCTGCGTGCTGATGTCCAATGCCTCTTCAGAGCCAGCCAACGTGCTGGCACGCTTGCGGTCCGCTCGTGTGATGGGCTTGAAATAAAGAACCAGCACAGTTTCTCCAGCATCATTGGTGACGCTAAATTTACGGCGCTGGTTCAGATCAAAAGCGCCAGTGAGCAGGTCAACGGCGCGGGGTGTAGCAGCAGGCATCAGATACTGAGGGTAAGAGCACCGGATGTGACGAAGTTAACCGTCACAATTTCGATCTCTCCAACCGTAGCACTGTATTCAGAGCCTGTCACCACCAGCGTGCCGGTGATCTTCTTGCCGCCAGTTTC